GGGAAAGAAGCTCAAGCTGCTTGGGACGCAAACCCTAAAGATAGACCAGACTACGAAGAAGCAAAGGCTGCACATATATCTAAATGTGTACGCACAAAAAATAAAAGTGGGCAAAAGAAATCTAGGATGACTTGTCGTCGTGAGTTTGATTCGGGCATTTAGTTTATCTGTATTTTTATTTGTATCCACACTTAACGCAGGCTACATTTACGAAGCAAATCAATCTTTAATTGATTTAACAAGTCAAACAGGTACAACTAATATGGGTGTTGGCGATGACCAAGTATCCAATGCTTTTAATTTAGATTTTACATTTACATTCTATGGTGAGGATTTTACATCTGCTCGAATGGCAACCAACGGTTGTCTACACTTTGGGTCGTCAGGAGGTTATTGTAATGACTACACACCTGACCCACTACCTGAAATCACATACACCTTATATCCTTTCTGGACTGATCTAATACGAGACAACGGATCAAAGGTTCTGGCAAAGAATTTTACCGACAAGTCTGTTTTTGGTTGGTACAACCTCCGAGAATATAACAGAAACAATACAGATAATTCGTTTGAAGTCATACTTTGGAAGGCAGACGATAGCTTTGAGTTTAGGTATGGGGGTTTAAATATCATTAATCACGACGTATTAATAGGTGAACAAGGAGCAGCAAACGAGCTATATACGTATTTATTTTATGATCAGTGTGGTAAAGGAACAACGAATGTGGCTGGAACTTGCGTAAATAATACTTGGAATGCTAGCAGTTTTAATACATTATTAGAGAACGGCGGTAGTTTATACGGAATCGGTTCCGGCAATGCTTTAGATTGTAGCAGCCCTTTAAACAATACCGCGTGTCCAGGATATGACGCAGCTTATTTAACGCAACAGTGTGATTTAGATGGATTATATTCTACTCAGTGTCCTAACTATTGGGATGATTTATTCGACTTTGAATGTTCGTACGACTCGCAGTATTCGCCTGCGTGTCCGGGATATGTGGTCGAAACTTTTATCGCTGATACCTATACTCAGGATGATATGTTCGGGTATGACGACTATGAAGAAGATATGTATGGATATACGGACTCGTATTACGAAGAAGATTACTACTATGAAGAAGATCTTACATACGCTGTTGGGGCATCGGAGCTAGAAGAATACTACGAAGAATACTATTTTGAAGAAGAGGTTTTCTTTGAAGAAATTATTTGGGTAGATCCAAGAGACGAACAAATAGACGAACCTATTTTATCTCTTACTTATGAGGAAGAAGTTGTTTTTATAGAAACTATAGAAACAATAGAAGAACATCTTGAACTTTCTTTTCTTCCACCTGTGTTTGATGATTTGCCAATAGAAGAAGTGTTTTATACAGAAACTGTTTCTTTAGAAGAACTATATATTGCAGAAGAATTACTTTTTCATTTTGAACATGAACAACTTATTGAAGCTATAGAAGAAGAACCTACTGAATTTTTAGAGTTTGAAACAATTGAAGAGCTAGAGGAATGGATTGAACAAGAAGAAACTGAAGAAATACTTGAAGAACTTGCAGAGTCAACTGATCTTGAAGCTGGAGAACTGGAGGATACGGAGGTTATTGAAGAAGAGAGCCAAGATAGAGATGAGGTTATCGAAGTTGCTGTCGCAGAGAACGAAGAAAAGAGAGATAGCAAAAGAGCAGAACAGTTAAATGTCGTTGCAAATACAATACGAGCTGCAAGCAACAGCGTAAGTGGTACAACTTCTGGGACGTCTGTACATAGTACGGCCACTTCTGTAGCTGCAGGTAGCACTGGTGCTGTACAATCTTCCACTGGGGGTGGAGTAAGCATGAGCAACTCTCCTAGTATCTCGGCTCAAGTTTCAAGTTCCGCGGCTCAAACCCAACAAATTCTTTCTATGGATGTAAGTACAAGTGCGGGCACTGTAAGTAGTGTAACTGCGGACAGTACAAGCGGGGCCCTGGCAAGTAATGAAACAAATGTTGACAGTACAAGCGGGGCCACAGTAAGTAATGAAACAAGCGTTGACAGTTCATCTACGGTCGTTGCTAGTAATGAAAGTACAACAAATGACGTAATGAACACTACAGTGCAGTCTTCTAGTGTAAGTGTACAGACACAGTCAGTAGAAACACAGATAGAGACTGCAGTAGCTGATGTAGGTGCTACAACAGATACGGACCAGCTTGTTGCACAAATTGTGGCCAACAATGTAAAAGTACAGCAAGAAGAAATGGAAGAACAACAAGCGGAAACAGGAGAGTACGCGGACTCTACTGCATTAATAGGGTTCATGGCTTACGTACCGGGGTTCAACACGTACAGACAAGTGGACCTGCCAGATCAAACAATGTGGTACCAACCGAAGGAAATTTATAGTACTATATCCATAACAGACAATAATGCTGCATTCTTTGGAATGTACTCAACAAGTCTGCAAGGAATTAATGATTTAAAACAAATGCAACCCAATTTATAAATGGACTGGTTTCAATCAAAAACAACACAACTTATAGCCCTGGCAGGGATTGTCAGTACATTAGCTGGCTTCGGATACACAGGTGCGGGCTACGTCAATAGAATTACTAATCTAGAGTCTAAAATGACTAGATATATTAACGAGATTGACGCACTTGCAGATCAAGTTGTAGATATAGAGAAACAAGTTGTTGCAGTTGACGAGCAAATTAAATCGTTAAATATAGAAACACAGGACTTGAGTCCTATTAAAGATGATATTGTTGCACTACAAACAAGCGTTGCAGCAATTAATGCAAGTGTTGATTCTATGTACGATGATGTACGTGGACTTAAAAATATGAGTGATAACCCACTAGCAAATTAAGGAGTAAACAATGAAAAGGAACTATTGGTATCTTGGAATATCAGAATGGCTTAAAAATAAACTATTAGGTACAGAAACAATAATAGTAAGAGCCAGAAATAAAGCGGGGCAATATGTTAAGGATGACCCTAAAACAAAAAAGAATGAAGCTTATACTAAAAAAACAGTAAAGAAAAAACCCGCAAAGAAAAAACCTGCAAAGAAAAAAACCACTAAGAAAAAATGAGCGACGAATATCACGCAAGCCCCCGTTTCGGTGGCGACATGGATCGTAATGAGGTTGAAATTGACCTTAATAAGTTCATGGCGCTTCTTCAAGAGAAGTCGGATCTTAAAGATCGTATAAGAGAACTTGAAGATGAAAAGAACGATAACCCTTATCAAAAGTTTATTTTTGTAGCTGAAGCAATAGACAGCTGGAGAATAATTCCAAGGGCTTTTTTAGGTGTGTATATGTATCTTTTGTACTACACAACCTTTTGGTTTATGGATTTACCAGAACCT